GACGCCGCCCTGCATGGCTAGCTTCTGCTCAATTTCGACCTGAGCGCCTTGGCTCGCTCGAGCCTGCAGCTTCGCGCGTTCGGCCTCGGTCTGCAGCATGGCCTGGTTGTAGTTTTCGAGCGCGCTCGGGGTGCCGATTTTCTGCGCGTAGTCACGGAGCATGCCGTCGCGCACGGCCCAGGCCTGCTCGCGCAAGTGCTCTTCGGCGAGGTTTTCGCTTCCGAAGGTCTGCACCATCTTGGCAAACTGGTTGTCGGCGTCGTTGACGCGTCCCTCGGCGCGGTTGTACGCCTCTTTTTTCTCGGCAATCCAGCGCTCGATTGACTGGTTGCTCATCTCGAGCCCGGGATTCTGCTCGCCGCGCAGCCCTTGGAGCGCGCCGCCGAGAGCAATGGAAAGACCGGTCAGGACGTTCGCGAACGTGCCGCGAGACTGCCAATAGTCCTCCATTTGCGGCGTTTTCATCTGCGCCGCCTCCTGGACCATCGCGTCTCGCTTGGCCTGGTAGTCCTGCAGCATGTTCTGCTGGACTTCGAAGCGGTGCTGAGCGGCCGCCATCTGCGTGGCGCGCACGGCATACTCGCTCTGTTGCGCCTCGTACGCTTGCTGCTGGCGGACGTTGATCGACTTGGCGAGCTCTTCGTTGTACTTGTCGGAGGCGTTGAGCGCTTCTTCCGACTTGGCGCGCAAGGCCGGATCGCCGCCGGGATTCTCGAAGGTGCTGTACTTGTGCGTCTCGCCGCTCACGCCGAGTTGGCGCGGGCCGCCGCCTCCTCCACCGCGCAGTGATTCCTCAAAAATGGCCTGGATTGCCGGGTCCAAATCCCCGCCGCCTGGCCCCGTATTTTGGGCGCCCTGGGAGGCTGATTGGCGTTGCGTGGCCAGTTCGGCGGGGTCCGCTTTAGCGGGAGCCGGCGCGCCGGTGCCGCGACCGGTCGGCATCCAGCCGGGCTCTTGGGGGCGCGTCACGTGCTCGTTTGAGCCGGGAGCCGCGACACCAGCGGCGGCCAGCTTGGCGCGCAGCGGGGCGGCTTGCGCGGCCTGTTGCTCTTGCGGTGTCGGCTCCGGCAGCACGGGAATCTCGTTGCCCCACTGCGCCATGGGCCCGCCGCCCGGGCCGGCTACGCGCAGATCGGGACCAGCGGGAGGCGACATTGGCGCGCCAGGCGGTCCCGGCATCCCCGCAGATGTCAGGTCATCCTGAGTCAGCGGAAGCGGCAAAAGGGCACCTGAGGCCGTCCGCACCGCGGGACCGCCAGTTGCCGGATCGATGAGGTATCCGCCTGCCATCAGCGCCTCCCGTAGGCCGCGTAATCGGGCTGCTGAGCGACGGGGTAAGAGGCGCCGGGGCGACCACCGAGCGCGGCAATCTGCGCCTGGATTTCGTCGAGTCGGCGTTGCTGTTCGCTCACTGCCGAAGCGGTGGCGAGCGACAGGCGCGGCGTGTTGATGGCCTTTTGGCCGTCCGGGCTCTGCTCGACCACGCCGGGGAGATGCTCGAGATTCTGCGCCATCGGACCGACGTGCCGCCCGACGCCGTCCTGTGGGTCTTTGTAGCTGTATTCGTAGCCTTGTGCCGGGCGCAGGTCTGGCGCTTTGAATCCGCCCATGCCGCCGAGCGCCTCCAATTGCTGCATGCGCATGTGCTCGTCAGGCGACGGCATTCCGGCGCCCTCTGCCGGCGCGTCCGGGAAGTCGCGGTGTGACATCGACACGGGCACGATGTCTTTCTTCGCGCGAACGTCGGACTTCATCGTCCCGCCGTTGTCCGGCTTTTTCTGCGAGTCGGCGTAGTAACCCACCCCGCTCGAGATAGCGCCGAGCGCCATGCCAGCCTCCGCCTTGTCCTGCGCGTTGTTGACGGCGTTGTTTTGCGTCGTTAGGCCAGCGCCTTGGGCCCTTGCCCCCTCAAGCGCGATGCCAGCCCCGAGCTTGTTTTGCGACGTGTTTTCGATCTGGCTGTTCAGGTTTTGGATGCCCTGAACCGTACCGAGCGTCATCATGTCGTTCTGCCCGCGTGCTTGTCCGGCCGCGTTCAGGTTGTTAGCTCCTACCTGGAGCTCGACGTTCTGCTGACCTTGGTTGAACGCGTTCTCCGCGCCTGCGTCGTAGTTGGCCTGACCAGCCCTAGCCGTCGCAAAGCTCTGGTCGGCGCCGCGCAACTGCCCAGCGACACCAGCTGACGTAGCGGCGCCCTGCTGAGCGCCACCGAGAGCTTGGAGCTGTTGAGCGCGATAGGCTTGGTCCTCTTGAGCCCGCAGCACTGCCGCTGAATTGGCCGCGTTCCCTGAGATACCAGCAGCATTGAAGGCGGCGGTTCGAAGCGCCGCGCCACCACCGCCTGGCTGACTGCGCGCCATGCCGTACTGCTGGCGAGCGGCCATGTCGGTGCCGGCCTGGAGCTGAGCTTGCGCGGCGCTGGGGCCCTGCGCGCGATCGGCGAAGTCGTTGAATCGCTGCGTTTGGCTTTGCACACCGCCAAGCGCCTGGAGTTGCGCGGCGCGCCCGGCCGCGTCGGCACCTTCAAGGTAGCCTTGCCCGTTGCTCGTCTGAAAGTCGATCTTCCCGGGCATCGCCTGCGTCGGCGCGGCACGGTTGTACGCATCTGCGCCCAGCGCGCTCAGTTGTTCTTGCTGCGAAACGAGTCCGCGCGTCCGTTGCGCCGCTGCGTTGTCGGCGGCGACCTGAACGCCGTTGACGGACTTGTCTAGCTGGTCAAACTTCGTGTTGAACGACGCCTCGGCTGCTGCGTATTCGGGTGACGCCGGGTCGAGCCCTTGCAGCGCTGCCTGGCGCTGAGCGTTGAGCCTAGCGAGCGCCTGCTGGTACTGCGTATCTCGCTGCTCCGCGGTCAATCCGACAACGTTGCCGTTTGCGTCGATGCCGTTGCCGAGCCCGTACTGGATGTTGCTGGCGTCTGGCGTGTAGGCGGGCGCCCCTGAATCACTGTCCCCGAGTAGCCAGCCGCCAGCGGCGCCGAGCCCAGCGCCGACAAGCGTACCGACGCCCGGCATAACGGCTGTCCCAGCCGCGGCCCCAACGCCTGCTCCGGTGAGTGCACTTGCGCCTTTGCTTGGCATCAGACAATCCGATCGCTCGGCTTAAGGAGCCGGAAACCTTGCGGCTTTTCGTCCGCTTCAATGATGATTCCGATGAGAGCCATCCCCTCAACCGCGCTTGATTCGGCGAACGTGAAGCGGAGAGCGGTGATGTCTCTTTGCTCGCTGTTGCCAAGTTCGACGTCGAGGTACACGTCGTCGCCAGTGACGTAGTCCGGCGCGACGCCCGCGTAGCCGCGCGACGTAGCCCGGCTGCCTTTGTCCGTCAGCTTGGTCACGGCGATGGTGCAAGCGCTTCGGAGCGAGCCGAGCATCCCGATCCGATTCACTACGCCATGCGAGAAATTCCCCCAGGGCCGGAAGTCACCGCTGGTGGCGCTGAAGGCGATGGGTAAAAGGTTGTCGCTGTAGTTCGCGGCCACGTCGTACACGCGGAACGGGTGCCACTTGGTCGGGCCGCCCGTGCCGACGGTCATCAGCGCCGGGGCTTGCACGGTGTCGCCGGACCAGCCCGTCTGAAAGACTGCGGGGAAATCCGCACCGAAGGTGTCGACGTAGAAGGCCTTGTAGGCGACGTCGAAGGTAATGACGACGCCCGAGGTGGCGGCCTCGTCGGCAACGGCCGTCCACTGGACGATTTGCTCAGAGCTGTCCGCGCCGCCGCTGGAGTTGTAGTCGCTTCGTGCGCTGGTGATGATCGGATAGGTCGTCAGCGTGTCGATGACCTGATCCATCGGGATGGGTTGGCCGAAGCCGCGGGGAAGGAGGTAGAGCCCGCGCGCCGACTGAAACATCACGCCCATGTCGCACACGACAACGCTGCGCCAGTCGATGCAGCCGATGTTGAACGGGAGGCGCGTCGTGGTGAAGAAGCCATTACCCGAGCCGTCGGGACCGTCGCCGTTGACTTGGTAGATGCCCTCTTGCGTGAAGAACACCTGAGCATCGCACCACGCGCCACCTGTGCAATTGGCGGGCAGCGTCACACGAAATGCGTCATCATCCGCAAATTCTGGAGAGAGGTGCGGCGCGAACAGCTTGGAGGTTTGCGGCCTGTTGCCAGCGAAGCCTCCGCCGCACCAAAGGCGCCCACCTCCGACGTTAGCGAACGCGCAAGCGGGAAAGTTGCTGGCCGCTAGCTCTTGCCCGATATTGATGTAGAGCGCTTCGTTTTGGATGATGTCCGAGTCGGCGTAGCCATCGACGAAATCGAAGTAGCCCAGCGCGCTCGAGCCTGGAGAGGCGTCGAACTTGTTCAGGAAGTAGAAAACAGAGCCGTTCGCTGCCGTGCGGTAGACCTTGGCCGTCACCTGGCGACGCGCGCCAAGCTCCATAGTTGTCCAGCGTGTCGTGATCGCGTTGTTGACGCCCGTGAGCGTGACCGTGACCGGTACCGCGGGGGCGCTTCGCTCCACAACGGTCCCTACTTCGCTCTCGAAAACGACGGTGTAAGAGTACGTCGAGACGGCGGTCAATGCGCCACCGCCGGCTTGAATAGGATTGGCGATCGAAACCGGCGCCTGGATGAAACCCGCCTCGTAAGACGACGTTGAATCGACCCATTGGGGCTGCGCGCCGGCCACAAATTGTCGGTCGATGCACGGCACCACGCAAGACATGGCATAACGCGGGCCTTCGCTCAGGTGCCGCACGGGAACTAGCGCGACCGAGCGCATGTACCGAACGGTCGAGCCGCTCACGAACGTGCTGCGCGTGTAGTTGATGAGCGCCACGTAGCCAAGCGACGTCGGGAGCGGCGTGGGGAACGGAGGCCCAGAATGCAAAGCGAAGCCTGGTGGAAGCTCGGATAGGGGAGGCGCTACGTCGCGGTCATCAACCGTCGCCTGAATCGGGAACACGCCAGGCAGCGACGCGGCGCCGCCGGAGAACTCTTGGTCGTACGGGATGCGCACGAGCGAGGCGACGCCTAGTCCCTCTCCAGAGCGGTAACGCAGCCACATGAATAGCTGCGTCGTGCCGATGCTGAACGGCCACGACATGGGTAAGCAATTGCGTTGACGCATCACCACGGCCGTCACAGCGCCGAGGGCGGTGAAGTCCAAGACGAACGTGTCGTGACTCGTGCCGCGAACCACGGCCGCAAGCGGAGTGCCGACCGCCGACCTCTCAGCGAACATCACCGGCCCGGCCGCAGTTGGGATTGACGCGGTGACGCTCGCCGCCCCAGTCGCCGCGAACGCCGCGCTGAAGACAGACAGGCGCACAGCGGCCGCGTCAAAGTAGCCGACACACACGCCCCCGGCGGCTTGCCCGAAGATGCTCAGCAGCGTCTTGTTGCCAGCGCCGCCGACGGTGACAAGGGACGCCACCGTTGCCGTGGCCGGGTCGAGCGTTCCGACCCGAAGCGTCGTTGGGCTGCCGGTAAGCACGTAGCAAAACAGCAGCCTATTGGCGCTGGTAGGGTAGTAATTCGCCGCCGACTCGATGCAGGTGAAGCCAGTCGGCGCGCTGAATCCGGTGAACAAATCGGTAAGCGTTGAGACCTGAATCGAGGTTTTGACGCCAGCCGTGAAACCGTCGGTCAGCATCACGATCGTTGCCGGAGTCGGCATGCTCAGAAGCTGAACGCTCGGCGTGTCTGTCGTCGCTACGCCAGCGAGCAAGATGTCTTGCGTGAAGACAGCCAAGCCATTTGCTGGGTCGATGGCGGTCGTGCAGACGTACCAAGCGCCGTTGTAGATGCGCCCCTCGGCCGTCCAGATGAACCCGAGTCCCGTCGTCATGCCGCTGAACGGTGCAGGCGCGCCGCTCACCTCTAGCGATTCTTGCGTCGGCGGGTCGATGATTGGCCCGGGCGTGAATTGCGGGAATTGATTCCAGAGGTGGCGACTTCCGCCGAGTACGCCGATCGTCGGCTTCGCTTGCCACGTCGCGTTCACCTCGTCGCGACGATAGAACACGTCGTCGACCGCGCAGAAGAACGGTCCCAAGCAATTCAGTCGCCCGCCGCCATTCCCGAGCGCGTTGCCCTGCGCGTCGACAGAGCTTCGCGTCCCGTACCCGCGCCGCTTGCCCAGCCGGTTATTCTTGCGAAACCGCGCGTTCTGCAAATAGCTGAACTGGCCGACCGGCAAAACCTGAATGGCCTGCCCTTCGTTCTGGCCCTGTGTGATTGGCCAATCGGTGATGAACGTCTTGTCCGCCATCAGAAGATTCGCCAGTAGTTGGTGCCGTCACAGAAAATCAGAGCGGCATAGGTGGAAACGGTCAGCGTTCCGGTCGCCGCGTTTTCGTACTTGCAGTCGAGTGCCTGGACGTAGAACGCGCCAGCTGAACCACCGAGGTCGATGAGGACGATGAACGTTCCCGCGTCTTTGCCGCTTGGCGTGGCGAGCGCGATGCTGATAGTCCCCTTGCGCGTGTCGCCAAAGTGAAACTGACCGGGCGAGAGCACAGGGCCGCGCGTGCCGGTCGTGTTGGGTAGATTCGCCGTGAGTTTCGCGAGCGCCGCCTGCCTGAGCGCGTCGCCCATGTCGGACACGTTGCCCTCAAACTGACCAAGCTGGCGCCGGAGCTCGTCTTGGCTCGCGGCGTCTTTCGGCGCCTTGAAGTCGCGGATGCGCTTGAGTTCGCCCATCAGCCAACCTGCTCCACGACGGCGGCGGACGGCGTCTGCGCGTCGAGGTTCCCGCCTGAACTCTGCCAGACTTCCACACGCAGCTCGTCTCCAACTGCCATCTTCTTGCACCAGGTGGCGCAAAGATTGGTAACCCCGACTGACGCCGTATTAACTAGCGTCGTCGTGCCCAGAATCACGGTGCCACCGTTGCCAATCAGACGGATTCCGCGTTGCCCCGTCGCGTTTGCTGCGAACGTCACACCGACCGCGATTTGAAAGTCTCCGTCGCGCCGCGCGAAGATTCGCCCGGGAGCGCCCACGGAATCGTACATCGCGCCCAGGTCGGTCTCGGTGGTCCACGGCAGCAGCGTCCATGAACCCGTGCCTATGGCGAAGGCTCCTGACAGGCCTAGGTCAACGCGCCCCTGATTCATGCCGCTGAATGCAGCTACCGTGTGACCAATCGAGCGGCAGTCGACCGCTTCGTTATAGCGACCATCTGTGGCTGCCGTGACGTCGTTGCGGAAGCCGTATTTCATCGTTGGCACGGCCTGCCGATCGATGGCTTTGCAATTCGAGAACTTCACGCCCTTCGGGTAATCCGTGTCGAATGCGCCGGGAAAAACCAAGAACCCGCCGTTGTTCGAGCCGGCGTAAACGCCGTTGCTCGCGGTGTCGTAGGCGCTGCAATTTTCGAAAGTAACCTCGGCCGACTTCACGGTGAGCCCTGCCTCACCCGGGCCGCTCACCACGAATCCGGCGTAGCCGCACCGAATCGCAACGGCGCCCGTGACCGCACCGTCTCGCGCTGAGTTGGCGAACTTGTACCCCCAGCTGCGGCAATCAGAAACGACGCCGCCAGTGTACGTAAATCGTACGTTGCCGTCCGAACCGGTGGTGTCGACGCCCTGGTCAACGTCGTGAACGATCGGGTTCACCAGCGTGTACCCGGTGCACCCGGAAAAAGTGACTCCTCGGCTCCACTGTGTGGTCTGACCACTGCCGTAGTTCCCACCGAGCGTCTTTACTATCGGGTCGATGAGGCGGTAATTCGTGCAAAATACCGACCAAATCCCCATGACTCGGTCATCGCCCGGATCGGCGCCAAGCGAGTAGTTGATGTCGTGCACGTATGGGCGAACAACGCTGGAGTCGGAGCATCCCCACATGACAATTCCGACGCCGATGTCGTTTCCAAACACCTCGACATCTACCAGCAGATGCCCGGAGCCTCCCTGAATCCAAATTCCAGAATCGCTGGTCACTGCCCCGTTGGTGCCGTTGCCGTTGCGGTCGACCGTCACGCGCTCGAGCCGGATGTTGTTGGCACTGTTGCTGGTCAGCGTGCGAACATCACCCACTGCGGCCGGCGTTAGCTGCTTGCATTTCACGTCCCGGAGCCATGCGTTCGAGACGAGCGTCAGGTTACCGGCGATGCCGTACGTCTTGCCGCCGCCGACCACTGGTTTGTTGATGGCGATCGCCGCATCGATCGCCGCCAGAAGCGCCACTCGATCGTCAACAAGCCCAGTCCCAGCGGCGCCGTACTGGCGCGGGTCGACGCCCGTAGCGGTCGCCTCGGCCGTGTCGTTCGAACTCCCGGACAGGTCGCCCACACGAACCGCCGTATTGGCGCGATCGGTGTGCTCGTTGCGAACCTGAAGGGCGGCGACCCGAAGCGCTGAAAAGGTGGAAATCGCCATCAGTTGAAGCTGTCATCGAAGGACGGGTCGAAGATGCCGCTACCCGAACCGAGCCCGCCGATGCTTCCGCCGCGGCGCCAGCGCTCGGGATTGACCTGCTGAATCTGCTCGGCGTAGTTCGCGTTCCGTTGGTCGGCGAGCGCACTGATGCGCGCGAAACACTCCGCGTACAGCTGCGCTAGGTTGCCGATCGGCTTCTCGGCGATGGTCCGATATTCGATCGCGGCCTTGAGCGCGACCAGCTTTTCCCAGCCGTTCACGCCATCGAAAACAGCCGCGTCCGTCGTGAGATTTGCAAAGAGGGGGATGTAGCGGATGCGACATGTGACGGTCCGCGTCGGCACGGGCAGAATTTCAACGGTGCGCGCGCTTGCGGTTTGCGTCCCCTGCAGGCGGTAGGCTTTCGGCGTCCCGCGCTCGAACACGCCGTACGCGAGCGACTCGTACCGGCTACGCTCGCGCACGCCCATCGGGCGCATTTCCTCGATGTAGTACGGGTCCCACTCCAGCCGAATCGAGAGCAGCTCGTAGAAGTCAACGGGGAGCGGGTACAGCGATACGGCCGTACGCACGCCGCCGTTCGCTACATCCAAGACAGCGTCGGTCGCGTAGTATTCGTGCCCGCGGGCAGCAACGAGCACGTCGAACAGCTCAGCCAGCGCGCCGTTGATGAGCGTGTCGAAGCTGACCGCGTTCGCTGTCCCGTCGCTGTCATCGACAAACGCGCCAGTGCCGCCGGGTCGACCGTCGGCATACAGGCGCGCCAGGTTGCGAAGATACGCTCGGTTGACGCTGCCCATATGCCTCCAGTGCTCTCATCGCCTCACATGCACGCTTTGACGTACCGATCGAAGGCATCGGCGAACAAGGCGCGGTCATCAGCCTTCAGCGCATCGAACACGTCGTCCGAAGCCTGTTGCTTCACGCTGTCCATGCCCATGTCATCCGAATCGCCGTCGGGCGGGCCGCCCATCTTGTCGGCGTCCGGTTCGCTGCGCTCGGAAGGCCCCTTTGGGCCCCCGAGCGCAATGAGCAGCGCGCCTTTCTTGCCAGGTTCCGCCATCAGCAGCTAGTCGTGTCGCAAAACACGATCTCTCCGCTGATGAAGTTGTTGGCATTCGCCGCCGCCGGGTTCTGGACCGCGCCGGCATTGTCGACCACCAGGATGTCCACCGTGATGGCGTTGGCGGTGCCCACGTTGGCTACCGGCCCCGGCTGAGCGAAGCGCTGTTGACCTGCAGCGTTCACGTTCAACTGGGCCGTCGTCTTGACGTGCAGCGGAAACTTGTCGCGCAGGGTCAGCCGAAACAGGCCCTGCGAAACAAACGCCGCGCTGACGATTCCCAGGTTGAGCGGGTTCCCGGGCACGTTGACCGTGTTCGATGTCCATCCGGCGAGAATCGGCGCGTTGCCGGCGTCGACGAAGAATTTGAAACGAACCACGGCCTCCATGGGCACGTTGGTTTTCGCGGGGTATTGGCCTTGGGCAGCCATGGCTTACTCCCCCTTGAAAGCGCGGATGATGAACTTGCTGACCGGCACCACGACGCCCGTGCCGCCCTTGGCGATCGAGAAGGTGATTTGGCCGCCCACCGGTACCGCCAAGTTAGCGATGGTCTGGGTCGTGATGGCCTTGCGCTGGTTCTGGGTCCAGTTGCCGCCAGCCACGTCGGTGACGATGGTCAGCGCCGCCGCGCTCGCACCGCCAACGCCGTCTCGAGTTCGAAACGTGATGGTGGCGTTGTTGCTGACGTCAGCCGTGATGCCGGCGCCAGTCGCCACGGCCTCTGCGCTCTGCAGGTAGACCGGGACGGTGTAGGGGTTCATCCAGACGAGCGTGTCAGTGGTGGTGGTGCTCGCCATGCCATCCGCTGCCGCCTTGTCGAAAATGATTTCGATTGCGGCGAGTTCGTCGATGGTCGCGACGCCGCCGAACTGGGTAACGGAGGCGGAAAGGCAATCTTTTGCCTGACCTAGAAGGGTTGCTACGGGCATCTGATTGTTCTCCTCAGGCGAAGCTGGCGATGACCGCGTTTGCGGGCTCGGCGTTTTCGAAGTTCATGTAGCAACCGAGACGGAACTGGTAATCGTCGCCGTTCGGGTTGCGGAGAAAGGCTTTGAGGCCGTCGTAGTCGAGCAGCTGCGGAGTGTCGCCAGCGGAGCGGCACGTCCAGTCAGCAGCCGGGTTCAAGAGCCACGCCGTACCTTGCGGCACGTCCGTCTCTTGCAGCACGCGCAGAGCACCGACGCTCGCAAGCAGCTCGATGCCCTTGTAGCCAACCTTGGGGTTGGTCGTGGAGACATCGATCGTCTTGTACGAGCTCTGCTCTTTGAAGGCGTCACGCATGTCGAGCGGGTTCATGAACACGGTGTCGAGCGCGATGCCGTTCATCTGCGCTTCGGCTGCCGCATCGATGAGCGTCTGTTGCTTCGGCTGCCCGCCGCCGGAAACGCGCCAGCCGGACAGGTAGTTCAAGTCACCCGCGGTGCTGCGGTTGACGCCGAGGAACGAGTCGCCACCGCCCGGGTCGGCGACGGGCGCCCAGCCCGGAATGCCGTTCGGGTAGATGCTGTAATCGCCCTGGCGAAAGATGGTGTCGCCGGTTGCGACGCCACCGATGCCCGCGTTCCAAGCTGCCGTCGCGGTCAGGGTCGCGGTTCCACCGCTCGCCTTTCGCGTGATGCTCTGAATCGTGACCTGCCCGATGTTCGGACTCGTGACGGTCGTGAAGCCGTCGTTCGGCGCCGTCTGCAGAACCATGCCCTTGAAAAAACCAGCCGCGTCGGCTCGGTTCGTCAGGGTGATCGTCGCGGAAGCAACGGAGGACGTGCTCGAGATGGTGCCGCGACCGCCGCCGCCGGAGCCCCACACCGCACGAGCAAACGTGCGAGCGAAGGCGTAGCGCGCACGGCTCATCGCGTGCTTGACGATATCGAGGATGGCACCCTTGGAGTTGTCGCCGCCGCCGTTCTTGGCGACCGCCATTGCCTCGCCGTCGATGCTGCCAATCT